CTCTTCCGATCTGGTAACGCGACACCGCAGATAAATTTTAGCGACAGCAAAAAAGTCAAAGGCCACCACGAGGAAAAATAACACTATGAGTATGACGCAGAAACTATGGACAATATCGGCTCTCGGGGTCGAATTTAACATGGACAGACGTGCGGTCGCCAAACGACTGAATGATGTCGTCCCGGCGAAGACAGACAAGCGCGGCAAGTATTACAAGCTCGACGATGCGGCCAAGGCAATCATCGGACAGGTTGCAACCAGCAGCGAGGTTCTGAGCTATGACGAAGCACGCGCACGCAAGGTTGCCGCCGAAGCGGAGATGGCAGAGATTGAGCTTGCCAAGGAACGTGGCCTGCTGCTACCTGTTGAGATGGTGGCAGAAATAAACCAGAACATCTTTAGCGTTTTTCGCGCACGGATGATGGCATTACCCGCAAAGGCTGCGCCTGATGTGTTTAGCGCGGACAACGTGAAAGAAGCTAAGTCGTTGCTCAAGGGTTATGTGAACAGTGCCTTGGATGAACTGTCAAACAGCGTGGTGGAGACGTATGAAGACGATAGCAATACCGAATAACGAAGCGGCCAAGATTGTTGTCCAAAAGACTTTGGACGCAGTCAAGCCGCCACCCGATTTGACCATTAGCGAGTGGGCTGACCGCTATCGCGTGCTTTCGAGTGAAGCGTCGAGCGAGTATGGCGCATGGAACACAAGCCGCGCCGAATACCAACGTGGCATCATGGACGCAATCTCTGACGACAAAATTGAGGAAGTCGTGATTATGTCGTGCGCTCAAGTTGGCAAGACTGAGATGATACTGAACCTTATCGGCTATCACGTTGGCCAAGACCCAGCCCCGATGCTCGTGGTGCAGCCAACTCTTGAGATGGCGCAGACATTCTCGAAAGACAGGCTTGCGCCGATGGTTCGGGATTGCCCGACACTGGCTGACAAGATTAAAGACCCGCGCAGCCGCGACAGTGGCAACAGTATCCTCAAAAAGCAATTTGCTGGTGGTCACATCACAATGTGCGGAGCCAACAGCCCATCAAGTCTGGCATCGCGCCCGGTTCGTCTTGTCCTATGCGATGAGGTTGACCGCTTCCCAAGTAGTGCTGGCACAGAAGGCGACCCGATTGATTTGGCCAAACGCCGTGCGACTACATTTACAAACCGCAAGATTGTAATGGTCAGCACACCGACTGTCAAAGACGCCAGCCGCATCGAAGCAGCGTTTGAAGAAACCGACAAACGTGAGTATCATGTGCCATGTAAAGACTGTGGCGAGGAACATGTTCTTCGGTGGAGCAATGTCAAGTGGGATAAGGGTGCGCCTGAGACGGCTGCTTATATCTGCGAGCATTGTGGTTCAGTTTGGGATGATGCGGCTCGCTTTCGAGCAATACGCAGGGGAAGATGGGTCGCCACCAACCCATCGGTCGGAAAGGCGGGCTTTCGACTATCTGGCTTGTGTTCGCCTTGGACACCTATCGAGACCGCAGTGCGCGAGTTTCTCGAAGCCAAGAAGTTGCCTGAGACTTTGCGCGTATGGGTGAACACTTATCTCGGCGAAACCTTCCAAGAAATTGGCGACCGCGTTCAAGAGGGTGATATTGCCGACCGCCGAGAAGACTGGGGCGAGAAAGTGCCAAACGGTGTCGTCATGGTAACGGCTGGGGCAGATGTGCAATCAGACCGGCTCGAAATCGAAATCCTCGGAATTGGACGTGATGAAGAAACGTGGTCAATCGGATACGAGGTAATATATGGCGACCCTTCAGCACCGCAACTGTGGGGAGACCTAGACACTTTACTTGCCAGAACATACGAGCGAGAAGATGGGGTTGTGCTGCCGATACAGTCTATGGCAATAGACACAGGTGGCCATCACACCCAACAGGTTTATAAATACTGCAAGCCGCGTTATGGTCGCCGCATCTTTGCCATCAAGGGTGTGGGTGGCGAGGGTCGTCCGCTAATTGGCCGACCTAGCACGAACAACAACATGAAGTGCAAGTTGTTCCCCATTGGCGTTGATACCGCCAAAGAGATTGTCTATTCGCGATTGCGTATTCAGGAAGAAGGCGCAGGGTATTGTCATTTTCCTATCGACCGAGACGACGAATATTTCCGGATGTTGACCGCCGAGGAAATTGTCACTCGCTTCCACAAAGGTTTCAGAAAGCGCGAATGGCGCAAGACACGCGCAAGAAACGAGGCACTCGATTGCAGGGTTTATGCTTTGGCGGCTTCTGCTATACTGAACACCAATATCAACGCAATGGCATCACGCCAAAAAGCTAGACAAGAGCCAAAGGCGACAGAAGAAGCGAAACCAGTGCAAAGAACTGTCAGGCGGCAACCGCCACGGTCGGGCTTTGCAAATTCATGGAGATGATGTATCATGGCAAAGAAATCAAATGTGGCTGAACCCCGTGTCGTAAACAAGATACGCCGCAGGGGCAGACATTCGAAAGTTATCAAGCGGCGCGATAAGAAGCAGTCGTTCTTTACACAGGGGTCTTGCCGTGGCTAATCTATTCGACGTTGCAAACGCACCAGAGGGCGAACCGCACAAACTTGTCGTCGGTGATTACATCCAATGGAAGCGCAGCGACCTAGTCGATGACTATCCAGTCGCCACTTATTCTGCTGAATACGTTGCACGCTCGACGCACGCTGGTTCGACTGAGTTCAAAATTGCAGCCACCGAAAACGCTGAGTATTATCTTTTCACCGCCGAAACGTCTGTCACTGCCAACTACACGGCGGGTCACTATCACTGGCAGCTTGAAATTACACAGACCTCGTCGGGCAATCGCATTGTCGTTGACAAGGGGACTTTCGACGTTGCCGAAGACCTAGACACTAACGGCGCAGACCCACGCAGTCATGCCGAAGTCATGGTCACTAAAATCGAAAGCATTTTGGCTGGCAAGGCCGACAGCGATGTAAGCAATTACAGCATCAACGGTCGAAGCCTGACCAAATTCTCGTTTGCTGAGTTGATGGAAGCGCGTGAGAAATATCGCGGCGAGTATCAGCGCGAAATCAACAAAGAGCTTGCCGAGAATGGCGAGGCGACAGGGCAAACAATTCTGGTGAGGTTCTAACCAATGGCATTTTTTGATTTTTTACGCACAAAACAGCAGCCAAAACACATGAAAAGGTCATATTACGGCGCAGAAACAGGCCGACTTTTCTCTGATTTTATCACGCAATCACTGTCTGCTGACAGCGAAATCAGCCCATCTTTACGCATCTTGCGCGACCGTTGCCGCGAATTGTCCCGCAACGACCCTTATGCCAAGCGTTACATCCAAATCCTGAACAGTAATGTCGTCGGGTCTGCTGGCGTCCGCCTACAGGTTCGCAAGCGCAATACCGATGGCTCGCTTGATACGCCCGGCAATCGCATTGTCGAGACCGCGTGGGCGGCTTGGGGTCGCAAAGATAGTTGCTCTATCGACGGTCGGATGTCTTGGAACCAGTGCCAACGCTTGTTCATCGAAACGCTTGCGCGTGATGGCGAGGTCTTAATTCGCAAAATTAAAAACCCAGCAGGAAACCGCTTTGGTTTTTCTTTGCAGTTTATCGAGGCCGATTATCTCGACGAGAACTACAACAACACTGCGCCAAGCGGCAACGAAGTGCGTATGGGTGTCGAGATTACCAAAGAGGGCAAGCCTGTAGCTTACTGGCTGTTCGAAGACAACCCAAACCACACGAATGGCTTTGGTCGCAACACCAGCGCACGCAAACGCATCCGTGTGCCAGCCGAAGAAATCATTCACTCGTTCATTCAGGAACGCGCTGGCCAGACCCGTGGCGTGCCGATGATGGCAAACGTCTTGGGTCGCCTGAAGATGCTAGACGGTTTTGAAGAAGCCAGCTTGGTTCATGCTCGCGTTGCAGCATCCAAAATGGGTTTCTTTACATCGCCATCAGGCGACGAGTTTGTCGGCGACGACTACCAAGGTGCTGCGCCTCTTATGGACGCAAGCCCCGGCACATTCAGCCAGTTGCCTGACGGAATGTCTTTCGAAAGTTTCGACCCATCAGGTGTCGGCGGTGCAGACTTTGCAGACTTTGAAAAAGCAATCTTGCGCGGCATCGCATCGGGTCTTGGCGTCAGCTATGTGTCGCTATCGAACAACCTTGAGGGCGTCAGCTACAGCAGCATTCGCCAAGGCACGATGGAAGACCGCGATAACTTTAAAATGCTGCAACAGTTTATGATTGAGAACTTTGTTGACGAGGTTTACCGCTCGTGGCTCGAACAGGCCATCACCTATAACGCGGTCACTTTGCCGATGGCAAAATATGACCTGTTCGCCGACCAAGTGACTTACCGCCCGCGTGGTTACCCAGCCATTGACCCGCAAAAAGAAGTGAACGCAAACATCGCTGCTATCAATAGCGGCATCATGACCTTGCAGGATGTTCACGGCCAGCACGGTCGCGACACCGAGGAGGTGTTCGAACAAGTGGCACGCGAGAAGGATTTGGCGGCACGTTACGAAATCGAAACAGCCTTCCAACCGTTTGGCAACAAGTTGCCAGCCGCACCAAGTGTAGAAGGCGGCGACGATGGCGAGCTATAAGCCAACGAGCGGAATGGTAGAAGAAGCAAAGCGCGGTCTTGAATGGCGGCGTGAACACGGACGCGGTGGCACTGCTGTTGGCGTTGCTCGTGCGCGTGATATATCCAATGGCAAAAACCTGTCAGAAGATACCGTCAAGCGGATGTATTCCTATTTCAGTCGCCACGAAGTAGACAAAAAGGGCGAAGGCTTTACGCCTAGTGGCGATGGATATCCGTCCAACGGTCGCATCGCGTGGGCATTATGGGGCGGCGATGCTGGCTTCTCTTGGTCGCGTGCGATTGTAGAACGCTTGAAAAAAGAAGACGGTGAGCGTATGATTGAAGAACCTGAAACCGATGAGGTTACTATGACTGACGAAATTAAAAACGAAGAAGTGGCCGAGACGCAAGAGCGTCACATTGTTGCTGTCCAAGAAACTGACGAAACAGTGACGGTCACTTTTGAAAAGCATCACGACGAAGAAGTCGAGACCGAAGAAACTGAAGTGGCCGAAGCCGAAGAGCGGTTTGACCGTTCTGCGCTGACTTTCCGCGCCGCCGAGGTTACTGGCTCTGACGACAAGAGCCGCCGTGTTCGCATGAGCCTGTCGAGCGAAGAACCTGTTGAGCGTTCTTTCGGCATGGAAGTGCTAGAGCATACTGAAGAAGCCATTGACTTGTCGCGTCTTGCAAGTGGTCACGCGCCGCTATTGCTCGACCACGACATGACCAAGCAGATTGGTGTCATCGAAACAGCTTCTCTTGATAAAGCCGAGCGCAGGTTGCGTGCGGTTGTGCGGCTAGGTAATAGCCCACTTGCTAGAGAAATCTATGATGACATTAAAGACAACATCCGAAGCAATGTGAGCATCGGTTATGTTGTCAAAAACATGGAAGCAAAGAATGACAGAAGCGGGACGGTTTCAGTTAATTCGTGGCAACCATATGAAGCAAGCATTGTATCCGTTCCTGCTGACGCCGGCGTTGGTGTGAACCGCAGTGCTGAAATTATTGAAACCACACCTGAAACTATTATTGTCAAAAAGGACATTAAAATGACTGAAGTAAATAAAGACGAAATCCGTCTGGAAGCTGCTGAAGCTGCCAAGCGCGAATTTCAAAAAACCGCGCAAGAGATTACTGCTCTTGCCGTTAAGCACAACAAGCGCGACCTAGCTGACAAAGCGATTGCCGATGGCATGAGCGTTGACCAGTTCCGTGGCATCTTGTTGGACAGCCTGCCAACAGGCGTTGCTCTTGAGCAGTCTGCTGGTGCAGTTGACATGAGCAAAAAAGAAGTTCGCGATTACAGCTTCATGAAAGCTGTTCGTGGTCTTGTTAACGGTTCTGGCCTGAATGGCCTTGAGTTGGAAGTTTCCGACGAAATCGCTCGCAAAAATGGTAAAGAAGCCCGTGGCTTCTACGCACCTGACACCTTCTGGACGGGCAAGCGTGACCTGATTGCTGGCACAGGCGCCGATGGCGGTTTCCTTGTTGGAACAGACCACCGTGGCGACCAGTTCATTGACGCCCTGCGCTCGCGCTTGGTATTCTCTGACCTCGGCACACGCTTCTTGTCTGGCCTCAAAGGTGACGTTGCTATTCCGAAAATGACTGCTTCTGCCACTGCTGCTTTCGTTGCTGAAAACAACGCCGTTGCAGAGCAAAACCAGACTTTCGGTCAATTGCAACTTTCCCCCAAGTCGCTTGGGGCGTTTACGGATATGTCGCGATTGCTTATGATTCAAAGCGACCCATCGGTTGAAGCCATCATCCGTGACGACCTTCTGAACGCAATCGCTCAAAAAATCGAGCAAGTTGCAATTCAGGGCGGTGGTTCTAACGAGCCGACTGGTATCCTTGGCACAACAGGCATTGGCTCTGTTGCAATCGGAACCAACGGTGGCGCAGCCACTTGGGCATCGGTTGTTGACTTGGTTAAAGAAGTTGAAGCCGACAACGCTGGCTTGTCTGCCGATTCGATGGCATACCTGACCAACAGCAAAGTGAAA